TAGAAACAAAAACGTTTCGACCTGGAACGGTTTGATTGAAGCATGGATGAATAGGATTAAACGTCCGATACAAGTAACCAATACTCCTATTTCAAGAGAAGATCTGCAAAGTTATTTTGTGAAAACATTCCCGCAAGAATTGTATGATTCAAAAGATACGGTAAATTCTTACATGGCACTGGATTGTGTAACACAGGTGCCCGAGGAATTTTTTATTCGAAATGACACATATGGTATGGCGTTTAGTATGGAAGGACGTTTTCCATTAGCAACAAAAAAATTTATGCAATATGCTTTGAATATAAGTTCACGGGAAAAAATTGGAATGCATAAGCATCAAACAAAACTTTTAAGCAAGAAAGCGTATCAGGATATTTTTCCTAAAGAAATAGTTCACAAGCATAAGACAGGCTGGACAGCTCCTGTCAAAGGATGGATACAGGATGAAGAAGTGGCTAAAAAATATTATGAAAAAAGAATGAAACAATCAAATTGTCTAGAAAAAATTGTAATCAAGCAAAATGAAACAACAAAGTCTGCCATACCTGCGTGGATACTACGAGACTGGGCAAATAAATTCAACATGGAGTTCAAAATTAAATAGGAAATATGAAAATAAAAGTAGTGACATCTTATAAGCCAGGCACATGGAATGAGTATGCCAAACGTGCGGTCGAAAGTGTTTTACAAAATTGGCCATCTGACACTATTGTATCTGTGTATCATGAAGCACAAGATCAAGACGTTTTTACACACGACAGGATTGAGTGGTATGACGTGCATAAAGAACAACCTAATTTAGTAAAATTTAAAACAAAGTACCAAAATGATCCAGTGGCAAATGGTGAGATAAATGAAATACCTAACGGAATACGTAGGCCTGGCCCTATGCCTAAAAAAGGATCCTACCAATGGAACGCAGTAAGATTTTCAAACAAAGTTTTTTGTGTGACTCATGCACTAAAAAATTCTGAAGGATATGATTATGTTGTTTGGCTAGATGCCGATACCTATACATTTAGACAAATGCCAAAAGAATTTCTGCAGACCTTGTTGCCAGCCGAAACAATGATAACATATTTGGGGAGAGAAAATCCGGATCTTAATGATGGTGGAAGGGATCCCGAATGTGGATTTGTAGGATACAATCTCAATCATCCAGAAATCAAAAGTTATTGCATAGACTGGGAGGACATGTACATAAAGGAAACTGTATTTAAACTAACCTGGGGGTGGACTGATTGCAGTACGCTATGGCATCTCGTTAAGCATTATCAAACAAATAAAAATGTCTTATTCCACGATATAGGCTACGGAAAAAAAGTAAAAGGCAATCATGTGTTTATTAATAGTGAGTTAGGATTATATATGGATCATTTTAAAGGTAAAAGAAAGCAACTTAAAAAAAGTGCAAAAAATGATTTTAGACCTCAAGTGATTGATGCAACAAAAAATCTAACTGACTTAGAATATTGGAAAAAAATATAAATGAAAATTGAAATATGGCCAAAATTTGGGCCTCTGAATTCCCACAAGATCTTTGATTGTTTTATACAAAGTTTACGTAACAACGGTGAACAATTATTTGTAAACGAAAATGCAAATGCAGACGTGGCTGTGATTTGGTCTGTTCTTTGGCAAGGAAGGATGAGGAACTACCAACGTATCTGGCAACAATATAGATCCCTCGGTAAGCCTGTTGTTGTGTTGGAAGTTGGCGGACTTAGACGAAATGAAAGTTTCAAAATCGGAATAAATGGAGTAAATGCTAAGGCAGATTTTGCAAATGAAACTTTCGATGATAAAAGATGGCCGCTTTTTAAACACAGCTTGAAACCATGGAAAGATACAGGAAATAAAATTATTATTTTAGGGCAACACCATACATCTGAACAATGGGCGGGTATGCCTGCTATGAATAGATGGTTTGAGAATCAAATAACTGAGATCAGAAAGCACACAGATCGCCATATAGAACTGAGGCCTCATCCACGTAATTCAATTATTTTTGATGTAAAAAAATTTAAAAATGTATCCATAAGATATCCTGTGATGGACAGAACCACAATAGACGATACAGACTTTAAGAATGTTTTACAGGACGCATATGCAGTTGTAAATTATAGTTCAAATCCTGCAATGGAGGCGGTTATAAATGGAGTGCCGGTATTTGTGTCCGAAGATAGTCTATGCCATGAAGTTGGAAACACAACTTTTGACAATATCAACAATCCTACAAAGCCCGATAGACAGAATTGGGCATACAAGTTATCATACACAGAGTGGTTTGCTGATGAAATTGCGGAAGGCAAACCATGGAAAAGAATTAAGAAAAGGTTGGAAGAAAAATATTTGAAATGAATAAAATAGACCCAATAGCATGGGAACCTTACACTGGAGAAACAATTATTGTTAATACAATAATACGCAAAGGTAAAAAAATACATGAAAGAAAATTTTATGACGACAAGGTAAAGGCTGTACCGAGAGGAAACGCTTACATTATTGGCAACGGCCCATCTAGGAAAAATTTTGACCTGACCAAACTAAAAAATTCAGGACAAACATATGGATGCAACGCCTTGTATAGAGATTTTATGCCAGATTTTATTTTTAGTGTTGACACTAAAATGACTGTGAAAATGTGTGCGGATGAAGTTGGTAAAAAGGTTATCCACTATGCACCATCATTGGAAGTAAACAGACCTTATGGCAAAGATATGCTTCATCTTATTCCAAACAATCCACATTGGATATCTGGCAATGTTGCCTTTTGGACTGCATGTGTGCATGGGCATAAAAATATTTACTTGATAGGTTTTGATTTCAGAGAATACGGAAAAGGAGAACTTAATAACATATATCAAGACACCGAAAATTATGGGCCACGTAATGGAGATTCAATATTTGAAGGTTGGCTTAAACAATTTCGAGATCATTTGAAGATGAGACCATATTGTAAATTTACTATTGTACATGACAATCCACCATCTTATCTTCATTATCTACAGACCGGAACTGATCTAGGAAATAGCAAGGTTATAAATTATAAAGAATTTGAAAAAGTCTTAACACCTAGTTAAGCTAAGGCCAGACATTTTAAATTTATTACGCCACGCAAAAAAGTTGGCATTGTGATTTGCATATGGATCTTTCACCCAAGTCATTTGATATAGATGTACCATTTCATGGGCTAATGTTTCTATAAAATCTTTCCATTTTGGAAACTTACAATGTAATTCAATATAGAACTCAACATCTATATGATATGGTATCCTACGCTGATCGAACTTCCCTTTTGGTGTTTTTCTATTGTCCCAATTAGCAACACATCTACCCCAGTCTTTGTGTAATTTTTTAATTTGTATTTCAACCATTGGCAATCTGCTGTTGAACAATGCTCTATTAATGTACCTAAACCATTGGTAGGCCTGTTGTTGTGTTGGTTTAAAACCTTTTGCGTTCTTGTATCTGGTCGCAGTGTTTTCCAACTTAACTTTAAGTTGTTTTTTTACATTTACCGCTTTGTTCTTTACTTTTTTCATGGTTGACAGTTTTACCAGTTATGTTATACTATTAATAATTATCTAAAATACCATGACAGAAATGCACACAGATTTGCCAAAAACTATTAACGAAGCTATAAAAATATTAGCATATAATGAATATTTTTGGTACCATACGGCAAATCCAATAAAAGGCAAAATAAATCCGCATCATAAAGATCTACAAACCACAAGATCACTTGCGGAAGCTCAATATGCTTGGACCGAAAAACAAGCAAAATTGGCAGTAGTGATATGCAAAAGATACCTAACCAAATTCCAAAAATACGGCATGGATATAAAAAGTTTACTTGATCGGCCGCAATATGAACAGCCGTTTAGGGTTATCAACTTTCAAAAAAGTATTGAAAAATTTATAGAGGATGACGTTGAAAAAATTGAGTTGAAATTTCCATATGATAAAAAATTAGTTCGCCTTGTAAAACTTGTTAAAGATTGCAGAGGACTGCCTTACGGTTTTGTAAAGTATAATGCTGAGTCAAAAAAATGGACCTTTGATCAAACTGATGTAACCACTTACTTTTTGACTTTAATTGCAATAAGATATGATTTTAAATTTGTTGACGAAACTTTGTTAGATGACTTTGATAGAGTCAAAAAAGAAATTAAAGGCTATAGACAACCTACGGCAAGATTACTTGGAAATGAAATAGTGATAGATAACGCCTCAGAATCATTACAAGAATACTGGCAAACTAATATTAAACATAAAAAAATATTACAGCAAGTTGATCATTTGAAAGAATTTGGAATAGCAACAGGTGGCATTAAAGTTAAATCATATAGTGAACTTGGATATAAAATAGCCCATTCCGATCATCCTAAGAACTGGATAGATCGAAATACATACACACGTGATCAACTAATATTAGGCCTTAGTGAATTAGATGCCTTTCCAATAGTGATGCCGATATCCGGAGATCCTTACACTTATGAAGACTCAGAGGACTGGCGTAAATGGCTGGATGCATTTGAGAGGCACGGAATAGAGGCTCCAAATCTAGCTTTTGGTTTTGAAATGAAGGAACCTGTGAAACCTGGAATGCAGGAAGATCCATTGCGAGAAAAATGGACAGAGAAAATGGCCGAAGATAGTTTTTTGACTCTACAAGAAGTGTATCAATTAGCAAAACAATTCAAATATGTAGACGAGAAAACAAAAGTGATTTTTGTAAGGAATAGAATACCAAGAACACTAATGAAGTCTGGTATAAAACCAAAGTGCAGTCTAGTTGCGTTGGGCGGTGGTTATTATACGGCAGGCACAGACAACCTAAAAAGATTTCTTGATAATTTGCCAAAAACGTTGTATTATAATGATCATCAACCTTCGAATTATAGTTGGGATGAAAAAATTATAAACAAAATATGAGCAGTTGTAAACTTGTAATCAAAGATCAGGTAAATGTAAAATTTGAGAACTTAGATCTCAAATGGCGACAACGTCTGCACCAAAAATTCAAATATCAAGTGCCATACGCATATCATCTGCCGGCAGTAAAATTAGGAAGATGGGATGGAAAAATTGCCTTCTTTGGGCTAGGTGGCACAACATATTTGTATCTAGTTGATCAAATTTTGCCAATTCTCGAAGACGGTGGAGTCTATGTGGAATTGGAGGATCAAAGACCAAAGACAGAATTAAACTTTGCAAAGATAGATAAAAATTATCTCTCGAATATAAAATGGCCAAATAATCATCCATGTGCAGGTCAACCAATTGTGTTGCGAGATTATCAAGTTGAAACAATCAATAAATTTATCGAGGATCCACAAAGCATACAGGAGATCGCCACTGGGGCAGGCAAAACTATAATCACAGCGGCATTATGCCAACTAGTTGAACCGTATGGCAGGACATTGACTATTGTTCCAAACAAAAGCCTGGTCACACAGACCGAAGAAGACTTTCTTGCATGTAATTTAGACACAGGCGTCTATTACGGTGACAGAAAAGAAGTCGGGAGGTACAACACAATTGCTACATGGCAAAGTTTAAATGTGTTAGAAAAAAGATCAAAAGATGAACACAGCACGGAGTTCAAAGAATTTATCGAAGGCATCAACACCATCATTGTAGATGAGGTACACATGGCCAAGGCGGATGTTTTGAAAAGACAACTGACCGGACCTTTTTCGAAATGCCAGATACGTTGGGGGCTAACAGGTACTATACCTAAGCAAGAATACGAATACATGGGTATCAAAGTTTCGTTGGGTGATGTTACAAATAAAATTCCAGCAAAAGAATTACAGGACAAGGGCGTTCTTGCCAATTGTCATGTGACTGTTTTACAAACTAACGATGTGCTTGAATTCCGAAACTATCAGGAAGAACTGAAATGGTTAACCACGGATCCAAAACGCACAAGTTGGATGGCACAAACAATAAGTGACATAGGAACCTCAGGTAATACACTTATACTGGTTGATCGAATCAGTGCGGGAGAAATACTTGAGAAAAAAATAAAGGGCTCAGTCTTTATCCGAGGTGCTACAAAAACACTAGACAGAAAGGAACACTATGATGAAGTATCTACTGCAACAAATAAAATTATTATTGCCACATATGGAGTTGCCGCTGTTGGCATTAATATTCCTAGGATTTTTAATCTTGTTCTTATAGAACCAGGAAAGAGTTTTGTGAGAGTCATACAGTCTATTGGTAGAGGAATAAGAAAAGCTCAAGACAAGGAAAATGTCATGATATGGGATATTACAAGTGCCTGTAAATTTGCTAGGCGACATCTCACACAGAGAAAAAAGTTTTACAAAGAGGCAAATTATCCGTATAATATAGAAAAAGTAGATACAGACTTATATGAAGATATTAACACTTGACGACAGAACATACGCCCTGGAAAAGATTCCAGAGTGGGTAGACGAAAAATTAAGATTTGCGGTGTTGGACAACTCGGATCCTGCAAATCCAGATTTCTTCTACATACCGTTGATCTTCCTGGAAAGTTTCAATGCACCGGCGGCTGTTCTCGAAATAGGAAAATACAAAATAAAAATGCCATTAGATTGGAAAATGCTGATAGGTGAACAAGGACAGCCAGAGATGCATGTGCTTCCTATAACCAGTCTGAACGACAGAGGGTTCGATGCTTTTACATTCAATCCACTCAGCAGTGCCAAACCAGATTTCTTTCCGATAGACGTGGTAGACATATACACAGAAGTCAAGTGGTACTTTCCAAAAATAAAGTCGGGTCAAATGTTAGCAGTACCACTGACCGATGGTCCTAGACCAGTGTGTGCTTATTTTGTGAAAGATATATCTCGCCAATGTGAACAGGTTGATTATGGCTCGGTCTGGTAGGAAAACAATTAGCATAGAAGCACCATTAATGATAACGTCTGACAAAGTGGCGGTATGGATGGACGAGGGAGAGTGGGCAAAAGACTTTTTCTCTTGGTGCGAGGGAGAAAAATTTAAGATAACCGGGTTTGATCATGCCCAGGGCAAAATAAAGTTGTCGTTTAAGAATGCAAAAGAATGTACAATGTTTGGATTAAAGTATGCCAGCAGGAAATAAAAGAAAATTTTTTGAATTAAGAAATGGACTAAAGGCAGTAGACTTTAGGAATAAAGATTATTTCGATCGAATCGATGAACACGAAAAAAGTTTATACTCACCCTACATGCTCATGAGGTACGCAAGTTCAGTATCATCGAAAGATAATTTTTATGTCGAACACTACGTAGAAATGGTAAACGAATGTGTGAACAAACATTTGTTTACACTATCAAGCAAACATAAGAAATTGTGTTGGATGCTCACATCGATGTGTGGTGCATTGAAACAACAATTCCATCCTTGGATAAAGCCAATGAAGCGGGTGCCAAACAAAAGCCTCAAACAACTGCAACAATTGTATCCAAACTGGAAAGAAGCAGATCTTGAAACGTTGGACGCAATCATCACAGACAAAGAATTAGAAGAACTATTGGAGTCTCATGGAATCGCCAACAAATAAATGCACCTATTGTGGCAAGGAGTTTACTAGAGAAAGAACACTACAGGTGCACATGTGTGAGCCTAAGAGAAGACATCTTCAAAAAAATGAGAAATGGGTACAAAATGGATTTATTGTGTTCCAGAGATTTTATGAAATACATCAGCACGGTGGCAAAGTAAAAACCTATGACGACTTTTGCAAAAGTTCATACTACAATGCGTTTGTAAAGTTTGGCAGATTCATGATGCACATCAACCCGTTGTATCCAGAAAAATATATTGACTATGTGATACTTTCAAAAATAAAATTGGACCATTGGGCAAGAGACGATTTGTACGAGGCATACTTAGTTGAAACACTGAAAAGTGAACCTGTCGAATCGGCCTTGCAAAGAAGCATAGCTACCATGATGGACTGGGCGGCCGAACAACATGCACAATGGGCCGACTACTTCCGACTTGTTAACACAAACAGAGCAGTTCAACACATACAACAGGGAAAGATATCTCCATGGATGTTGCTAGGTTGCAAAGCAGGAAAAAATTTGTTACAATCATTTAACGACGAGCAATTACAAATGACTGCAAAATTTATCAATCCAGGCTTTTGGGTACAAAAGATAAAAAGTGCGCCGGCGGACCAGTTGTTCGTGCAAGAGACAGCCAAGGAGGCCAAAATTGAGTAGAATAAAAATTGACATTGACAACGAACTAGATTTTGATTTAGAAGAAGGTGACATGGTAATACATATAAAACACGACGGAGAAATTGGAAAAGTGTGTATGCCTGAAATGAGTAGCAAGGTACAAAACAGTTTAGGTTATAAAAAAATGTTACAATGCTTAGAAATATTAAAGCCAGGAACCGAAGATGAATTCATCAAATACCATGAAAAACAAAGAAAAGGAACAATGCACTAATGCCTGATGTAGATATAGATTTCTTTGACAGGGACGGGGTGTTAAAACTTTTCAAGCATACTCCAGCCACTATCATAAAAGAAGACAAAATTGAAAAACACAAAACCGGAGTGTATTTCCATGCCGTTCCAGAACATCCGGTTACAGGACATAGCACAATAGATTATAAGGAAGCAGAAGACCGAGGCTACTTCAAGATAGATTGCTTAAACGTAAGCATTTATAAAAATATCAAATCAGAACAAGAACTTGTAGAACTTATGATACAAGAGCCTGATTGGGACATGTTAAAAGATCAAAAGATTGTGGATCAACTTTTTCATTTGAATGGACATTTCAACATAGTATCAAAACTGCAACCACGAACTATAGAACAACTTGCGGCTGTGTTGGCGATCATACGTCCTGCCAAAAGGCAGTTGATGAACAAACAATGGAAAGACATACTTGCTGAGGTTTGGGTGCGTCCACAAGATGGAAGCTACTTTTTCAAAAAATCACATGCAGTGGCCTACGCCCATGCAATCGTCGTGCAAATGAATTTGTTAACAAGAGATAAATATAGTTTTGATGAAGCATCAAAAAACTAGACAACACTCCAAACAACGTAAGAAAAAAATCAAACCTTCACACCGTATAGAATATGATCACTATCTGGCAAATAGTCCATTAACGATCTATTTTAAGAAGTTGATTGAAAAACAACCTAATTAAGTAGGCTTTCTTACCAGTTGTATTGTTTTACGCTTAACACGTTTGTTGGCGATCTCACTCAATCGCACCGTTGGTCCAGCAACTATCTTAACATCTTTGCTATTCAAACTAACCAAAGTGGATCTGAAATATCGAAAATCTCCCTTAAGAAAAATGTTAATTGGTAACTTCCTATTACTTTCGTACCACCAAATTTCTCCGCATTTCAAAAATTTCATCTTATCCGAAGGCATCATTAATCTGCCATAGTCGTAAAAACTGATTACATTAGAGTCTTGGTTTTGTACAATACCAACAAATTCAAGATCACCTTTCTGTATCAGGCTCAAAAAGGGAAATTTGTCCCTTAAAGTTTTAAAAATTTCGTTCATGCTCTATCTATAAATACTGTTAAATATGTATTATGCAAACAGTATCAAGGTATTTACTATCACAATTGGTAATTGCCTACATAAATGGTTATCACGGAAGGAACTCTAACGTGTACGATAGAAGAATTACACTACACAGAGGGGTAGACAATCCCCTGACATTTACGTTCAAAAATGAGGATCAAAAGGCCCAGGATATCACTTCAAAAACATTTGAATTGAATATTATTGACACTGAAAACCAACAATCTGTGATTACTAAAACACTCGATATACTGGATGATGGTTCCACCGTAAGCACTAAAGGAGATGCCAGTACTACAATAACAGAGGGTGATCTGCTTTCACTAGATGCGAAATTCTATAATTTTGCTGTCAGAGAAGTATTGTCAAGTGGTGCTAGAAATGTTACTTACGCTGGTACAGGGTATGCGGCGGCAGGAACGGTCGAACTCCTTGATGATGCATATCCACAATTTGTTGCTAGTACAGAGGTGAATAGTTTCACAGGAACAGGTGGACCGCTACAATTTACATCTAGTGCTATAGATGGCAAACCAGGAATAAACAACAACAAGGCTCTACATACCATTGCGGTATATCCACAAAGTTTTAGTGGTAAATTAATTGTCCAAGGCACAATGGCCAGTACGCCTAGTGATAGTGATTTTTTCACTGTTACCTCAGCAACATATTCTAGTGCGTCCACTCCAAGCACATTGAACTTTACCGGAGTATTTCATTCGGTTAGATTCACATGGGGCAACGACGACGATAACACTGGTAAGATTGACAAAATACTTTATAGACAGTAAAATATAGGGTATGAACCTGATCCAGTCTACTATAATGACTAGTCTACCTGCGGGCCAAAAGAAAACACCCAGCGGGTGGATAGCCTTCAATGCTCCTTGTTGTGTCCACAACGGAGAAACACAAGATAAGAAAAAACGTGGCGGGATAATGAACAGTGCCGACGGCACAGTAAGTTATCATTGTTTCAACTGCGGATACAAGGCATCATATGTCATTGGCAGAAAATTGACACAACGTATGAGATCGTTTATGTCATACATAGGCATAGCCGATGACACAATAAAAAAATTAGCTATCGAGGCAATGCGCCATGAAGAATCCGATGTTGTGAGAGAGAAAAAGCGTTTTGTATCGTTCAACAAAAAAACACTGCCCAAGAACACACACACGTTAGATGTTTGGTTGGAAAAGTATGTGGCACAAGAGTTAACAAACACACAATACAAAAAGATCGATAACCTATTAAACTATTTAAAAAGCAGAGGCATGGATCCAACCTGGTACGATTTTATGTATTCTGAAGATTCTTATTTTAATTTTGACCAAAGATTAATTATTCCATTTTACTGGCGTGGTGATGTTGTAGGCTACACAGGGAGATTGTTTGAACCGAGTGACAAAGTGAAATACGTCACTGAGGTACAGCCGGGGTATGTATTCAACATGGACGCACAGGATTGGTCAAGAAAGTTTGTGTTGGTGACAGAAGGTCCTTTCGATGCCATTACCACATCAGGTATAAGCATACTTGGGTCAGAGATAAATGATATACAGAGAGAGCTGATAGAAGGACTGAACAGACAAATCATTGTGGTTCCCGACAGAGATAGGCCCGGTGAAAAATTAATTAACCAAGCAATAGAATTTGGATGGGGAGTTGCTTTTCCAGAATGGCATGATTCGGTTGAAGACACCGCGGATGCTGTGTTAAAATATGGAAGATTATTTACAATGAAATCAATACTTAAAAGCACAGAAACAAATAAATTAAAAATTGATTTGAAGAGAAAGATGTATGGCTGATTATAATTTTGATGTACAAAAACTTTATATAGAGATGATGCTGGCAGACGCAGAATCATTTGCCAGGGCACAGAATATATTCAATCCTTTAAGTTTCGATCGTAAACTGCAACCTATCGCAAAATTTATAAAAGACTACATGGAAGAGTACAAGGTAATGCCGGATGTTGATCAGGTCAATGCCAAACATGATATAAAATTAAAGTCAGCAAAAGATCTAGATCCAAGTCACTTCAATTGGTTGCTAGACGAATTTGAAACGTTTTCCAGACACAAGGCACTCGAACGTGCCATTTTGCAGTCAGCAGACTTGCTAGAAAAAGGAGACTATGCTCCAGTAGAGGACATGGTCAAAGAAGCAGTGAGTGTTGGACTGACAAAAGATCTTGGTACAGACTACTTTGAAGATCCAAAAGGTAGATTGGAGAAATTAAAAAACTCCAATGGACAAGTCAGCACAGGTTGGCCAAATCTCGATAAGAAACTGTTCGGTGGATTCAACCGAGGGGAACTAAACATTTTTGCAGGTGGATCAGGCGCAGGTAAAAGTTTGTTCTTACAGAATCTTGCAGTGAATTGGTCAACTGCTGGTTTGAATACTGTGTACATCTCGTTTGAATTGAGTGAAGAGCTCACAGCTATGAGGCTTGATGCCATGATGACTAACATTCCAACTAGAAAAGTATTTCCAGAAATCGACAACGTTGAAATGAAAGTAAAGATGTTGGCTAAGAAATCCGGACAACTGCACATAAAATATTTGCCAAGTGGAAGCACAATACTAGATATTCGAACTTACTTGAAGGAACTAGAATTGAAAACTAAAAAGAAGATAGATTGTATATTGATTGACTATTTGGACTTGATGATGCCAAAAAGCAAACGTATCAGTCCAGCAGACTTGTTCATCAAAGACAAATATGTTTCTGAAGAACTAAGGAACTTTGCTGTGGAATCTCAGATGCTATTGGCAACTGCTTCACAATTGAATAGAGCAAGTGTTGAAGAAATAGAATTTGATCACTCTCACATTGCGGGTGGCCTATCCAAGATACAGACAGCAGACAACGTCATTGGTATATTCACCAGTCGGGCAATGAAGGAACGTGGTAGATATCAGATACAATTTATGAAAACTAGATCAAGTTCAGGAGTTGGACAGAAGGTGGACTTGGAGTTTGATGTTGACAGTTTGCGAATAAGAGACTTGGCGGACGATCCAGAATACAAACAATTTGACAAACAGCGAAGCACAATATATGATTCATTGAAACAAAAATCAAAAGTCAGTGCAGACAAAACTGACGCACAACCAAAAGTGCCGGACCCAACCAAAGGCGATGACATAGGCAAAGTGAAAGCAACAGTAGAAGGTGGCAAATTAAGGCAACTACTGAACGAACTGCATTCTGATGAGGAACAATAGTTGTGATCTTGATTTCGCACAGAGGGAACACTAACGGTCCAAACCCTAAAAAAGAAAATACAATACAATATATCGAGCAAACTTTAAAGCAA